AACGGCGTGCGTGGGCCAAAGTACGTATCCCCACTTGCTAGGCGATCTATTGCATCTTGATCTAATACTAAGTCAGACAAACTTATTTGCATTATTTGCCCCAGCTAGATAAAGTTTTAATGCCAAAGCTGGCAGCAATAGCGCCACCTAAGAATGCTTTGTAGTAGTCAGGCATAGTAGACAATACGGCAAACCCTTGTTGTACATAGGGAACCATATCAGGGATGAAGGCTCCAATTAAAGGTAAACTCAATATAACTGCGAACCATTCGTCCTTCCAAGAGGACTGTGATGCAGCGGCTTGTTGAGTTTCCCAGTCTGCGTCAGCATTAATCTTACGCATCTTGGACTCATGGACAGCTTGCTTTTCAGCAGCTTTATTTTTAAGGAAGGTACCAGCTAAGTTAGCTATAGGGCTAATCAATGCTTGCCACATAATACACTCCTTAAAGATAAAGCTAAGGGGCCACCGTAGCAGCCCCCAGCTAAATGATTGTTACTTAGGAACAACCAAGGTGACACCTGACTCAGGACGCAGTACGGAAACACCATACAGAGTATCTGAAGTAAACAGGTTAGCCAAGAACTCTTGCTTGTACTGAGTCTGTGAGCGAACTCCCAGTTGTTCAGCCATTACAATTGCATCCTTCTGGAACAACAGAGCGCCCAGAGAGTCTACAGAAGAAGCAGAGTTAGCAGCAGCAGTTTCAACAACAGGGCAGTTGGTGCTAACAAATACGTCAATGCCGTACAGTTGACCAATTTGACCATTGGTGACTTGACCGTTGTTTACGAAGTCAGAGCTAACGTAACGATCAATACCCATGATGGTGTTGCGAACTGAAGGAGGAATGACAAAGCAGCGGTTCTCCATAGGAACATCAGCATCGTCTAGCTTCTGGATCAGACCACGGAAGGCAGCATCAGTGAATACGTCAGCAGGAACAACCGTGTCAGCCGTGTAGGTAGACAAACCGTTGGTAGCGTCTGCGAAGAACGTACCGCCGTTGTTGAGGTAAGTCGTAGAAGACGTACCGGAAGCGCCAAGGCCAGTAGCCAAGCTGTGCAGGTCGGTGTCAACTTGCTTCGCCAAAGCGTAGCCAGCATCTTCCGTGTAGAACTGACGCAGTGAGCTAAGAGCCTGTACGTCCGTGATGTCTTCGATCAGACGAGAGTACTCAAAGTGCTTGTCAATAGAGATTTGCACTTCGCCTTCCGTAGCGTTCTGAACCGTTACAGCAGTGTTCTCAGCTTTAGCGTGAGCGTCACCACGAACAGGCTTAGGCACATGGATGGTGTCGCCTTTCTTGCCAGCCATAGACATCTTCTTGACCAAGTTAGCCAAGACGAGGTTCTTCTGGTATGCAGCAACAATCTCGTCACTCCAGATTTCTGGAATAAAAGTAGCTGCGCTAGTGTTGTCAACGAACCCGCCAGTTGCGGGATATGTAGAATCAGTCATAATAAATATCTCCTAAGATATGTTATCTGACCCGTTTCTCTGCGTATGCCTTCATAATTTCTGGTTGTAGAGCAGCATAGCGATCAGGGTCGTTTCTCATAAGGTTAATAATGTCTGCGCGTCGGTAGATCTTCTTAGGTGCTGACTCAGTACTACCACTGGCATTACCAGTAGAAGCTGCCTTAACTGCTTGCTTACGGGATTGTTCCTCTACAGCGGCAGTCTGCTGTACAATACTTTGTCGCTCTTTCCATAAGCTAAATAGCTCATCAGCGGCTTCACTATCGTACTGCTGGTCTGCTGCTACAAACAGCTTAGTCCTAACATTGGAGGCTTTAATCCATTCAGCAAAGTTAGCATCTTGCAAGATCTGTTGCATATCAGGGTGCTTACGTTGTAGCTCTGATAGCGCAGTGCTTGCCTTATACTGCTTTGTGACTTCTTCAGCTTCCTTAATCTTAGGATGGTTCTGAATAGCCCTATCTACAGCCTTATCAGGGTCTGTAAACCAATCTACTTCTTCGACTTCTTGTGGTGCTTGTTGCGTATCTTGAGTGAGTTGTGTCTGGATATACGTATCAACAACCTTACGCAGTTCACCTACTTCAGAACTCTGTCGGCCCAATAGCTTCTCAGCTTCTTGGTGCATCTGTACAAGTTCTTCAGCAGACTTACCTTTGTACTTGTCAGGGATGTCAGGTTCCTGTGGTGCAGGAGTCTCCTGTTGTTCCTCTACTTGTGCAAGTAAATCCAGTTGTTGTTCGTTCTCTTGGTTATCCTGACGCTCAGGTTCAATAATATCAGCCATTATTAACTCCGTACCTTAGTATTGTGGAGATGTTTAGTATGAAGGTTCTCTAAGAGGTTTGCCTTCGCTCATGTGCCATGTGCTGCTCCCGGCGCTTGACCCACCTGTCATGTGCATCAGGGAAGTCTCCACTGATACCTTCGAGGTTAGATCTCACTGGGGAGATAACACGTTTAGCGTCCTTGCCACAACTGCACCTAGAAGTTGTGACATCAGACTTAACTAAATCTTCAAACAGTTTGCCGCAAGGACATCTAAAATCAAACAGCCTCATCGACAGATTCTTCTGTTTCTGCTTCAGAGTGCGAGTTTTCAATCTGTGTTTCAAGATTCAGTATGGTTGCTAGGATAGCTAATTGACCCTTACGAAAGTTCAGGTTATCATTATCCGTAGTCATTTCTACTGAGTTGATCTGTCCAACATTACTTTGTAGGTCAGAGATTAACTGTTTCCAGCCTTCTGATCTAAACATAGCAAAGTAGTTGTTGAAGTATGTTTCTAACTCTTGAGTCATCGTATTTTACCTTTGTTAAAGAATACTGAATGTACGATAAGTACCTATATATTATATCATACTTTTTCGTGTTTGTCAAGTGTTATTTTACTAAATATCCAATTAAAATTGCTAGAGTCATAGGTATCAAAAATACCAATACTGCTACCACAGAACCTATTTCTCTAACGTCCTTCCAAAATTTCTTCTTGGCTGCTGCTTTACGGGCAAGTTCAGCTTGTTTAGCCTTCCTTGCTTCAGCCATAGCAGACATAGCTTCATTGTATAGTTGAGCATTGCCACTGATTGTAAAGAGATCCTTGATCTCCTTCATAGTGTCTTGTATCTGCTTCTTAGCAAGCGCAGCTTTAACAGCATCGCCTTCAGACAGTTTGCCTTCGTTCTGCGCTCTTGCTAACTCAACCTCTGCACCGCCAAGTGTCGATAGAAAACTAGAGATACTTGAGATGTCATTGGTTGTCTCAGCTACCCGCTTAATAGCGGATGTTGCAGCGTTAACACCAGCGACAATTGCACTTATCTCTGCTATCATTGTTACTTCTTCTTCTTTTTAGCCATGCGTTTTTTAGCTTTAGCTGCCGCTGCTTTACCTTTAGGGGTATAACTGTACTTCTTTCCACCTACCATTGGCATAGTATTCTCCTTACTACCACTTAGATTTATTGGCCCAATATGCCGCAGACATCTTGCCTTTGGCTATATTCTTAGCGTGTCTTGCTTTGAAAGACTTACGCCTTGCTTTTTCAGAAGCTGTCTTAGGTGACTTGCCTGCACCCTTAACTCCTTGTTGACCATACCTGATGGTCTTTACTTTATCACCTTCCTTAGCTACCACCACATGAGATTTAGTAGGGTGGTTTGGTGTACGTTTAGGTTTGTTGTAACCGCTGACTCCAGCACGTTGGAGACGCGAATCTTTTTCTTTCGCCATTACGCAGCCTTCTGTGTTTGTTTTGTAACTTTTCGAGATGATGCTGAATTCTTAGCATTTAGTTCCTCTAACTCTTTAATCTTAGCTTCTAGTTCTTCAAACTTCTTGTTAACTTGATCTACTATTTGAGTTAGCTCTGTACGTGTTACAACCATAGATTATCCTCTTACTACTCAGGTTTAGGGTTTGCGTCTTTAACCGCTTGGATGCGGGCCTTCCATGCGTCAAAGTCGTGAAACATCTCGTCAAGCTGGTCAGTCAAAGCTCCGTATTCTTCTTGGCGACCACGCAACCATGCGCCAGCTTCCCACTGTGCTTGTGCTGCCTCGTTATCTGCGATTAGCTGGTTGTTTTCTTCTTCGGTTAATTCGATGGTCTCGCCATCTACCAATTTAAATACACCTGTGCTCATTGTTTTCTCCTAGGATATTGCTAGTCCGTAAAGGGTAAATGTTCCAGCGTCGATGTTTCCTGATTGAAACGAAAACTTAATTTTGTTAATTGCAGTATCTCGCACAGATGAGCCAGAATTAGACATAACGCCAGTTGCTATGTTTGGGGCAGTCGTGCCTTGAAACGCAGCAGAACGAAAACTTATTGTTGATGAGCTGTTTCCAAACCACATCTGCACAGTGCCTCCAACAGTTGAAGACATATCTTTTGAGATGCGAGACGTGCTTTGTGCTGTCTGTAGTTCCCCGTTTGCTTGACTGCTGTAAGTCCCTGTGTGCATTTTATTGGTCATATAACCTGATGTGGTATACGAGCTACTGCCGTTATACGCACAAACAATTTGAAGCTCTTTATTACCAGAGCTTTTCAAGTTGCTTATGTCAATCATGTAGTGGGTATATCCTGTGATGCTAGTAAATTCTAGCGTTGCAACTGCGCTACTCACCGTTGAGCTTGAGATCACGTTCCAAGCACCACCGCCGCCACCTCCACCAGAGGCAGCATCCTCCCAAGCTACACCAGAGCCTGTGCTTGTCAACACTTGCCCATCAGTACCTTGAGACCCACCAACAGTTAAGTTTGTCAGCGCAACAGTACCAACACCCACAATGCCATTGCCAGTTAAGTCAAGATTATCTCCTGATGCCAGTTCTTTTATTGCAGCCGTCCCTGAACTGTCAACGATCAGAGGAAATCTATTAGCCATGTTAAAATCCTATAGTGTAGTTTTGTGTTCTACCAGTAACAATAAAGAATGTTCCTGACGCATTTAATGTAAGCTGTCCTGATCTAGCCGTAATGCTAAGTAAAGACGTACCACTAACTAATGACGATCCTGCTCTATTAAATACTGCTGTTATCTCACTAGTTAATGTTCTTCCATAAACGGATATTTTAGTAGCCGCACCAGCACCATCTGCTCCGGCTGGGCCTGCTGGGCCTTGTGGGCCTTGTATACCTTGTGGGCCTTGGGCACCATCTGCTCCTGCTGGGCCTTGTGGGCCGGTAGGGCCACTATCAGGATCTACCCAACTTAAAACTCCTGAGCCATCAGTCTTTAAAACTTGATTAGCGTTACCGTCATTGTTAGGCAACGTAAGCGTATAACTAGCCGCTGCACTATGCGGTGGCCCTTTAATTGTTATACCGTGACTGTTGTTCTCACAATTAAGTTTAAACTGCCCAGCGCCCTTAGTAGCATTACCTTTGAATACTACAACACCAGAGCCGTTGGGGTCTAGGTCAATGTTCCCATTACT